TTTTGTTGCTGGAGATTATGCAAATTTTGATAAATCCATGCATGCTATGTTTATTATGGAAGCTTTCCGTATGATTAAATGCTTGCATGAGATGAATGGATGTGGAGAAGCTCATTTACAAATTATAGATGGAATTGCAATTGATACAACTTATAATTATCAAAATTTCAATGGTGAAATAATACAATTTTTTGGTTCCAACCCATCTGGTCATCCGCTTACTGTTGTTATTAATTCAATAGTTAATGCGTTATATATGCGCTTTGTTTATGCAAAGCTTAATCCTGAAGGGTTCAAACCTGAGCACTTCAAGAGAGATGTTATTCTTATGACTTATGGTGATGATAACTTTATGAATGTTAGAGATGGATGTGGGTGGTTTAATCACACATCTATTCAAAAATGTTTAGAAGGTTATGGTATTAAATATACTATGGCGGATAAGGAAGCAGTTTCTGTCCCCTATATTAACATATCGGAAGTTTCTTTTCTTAAAAGAACTTTTAGGTATGATGATGATCTTAAAGTATATTTAGCACCACTTGAACATAGCAGTTTAAATAAAATGCTCACTGTTCAAGTTAAATCAAAAAGTGTCAGCAGCGAGGCGCAATCTATAAGCGCCATCCATAGCGCCATAAGGGAATATTTCTTTTATGGCAGGGAGGTTTTCAATAAGAGACGTGAAATATTAAACAGAATAATTGAAGAATCTGGACTGCACAATTACCTGATTGATAATATTGTTACAGAAGAAGGAGAACTTATACAATGTAGTCTTCAATTACCAACATGGGAGGAGCTTAGGTCAGCTTTTCTCTATAATTCACGGCATCTCATTGACGTTGAGAGGGCTATGTAACTAGGTCCTTAAGCCAAATGTTACATGTTATATGTAGTTACTGTATGTTTTTAAATTTAAAACACTTACTCGAAACATAAGCGTGGACTATAACATACACTTACCAGGGCGTTCCCCAAAATTTCTATTTAGAGATGGTTTCGGTTAGTGGCCAAAAAAGTGTTTGATTTTGCGTATAAAATGAGTGTAATGCGTAATCTTATAAGTGCACTCGCACAACAAAATGAAAAAATAGATCTACAATCTGTAGACAACCATGGGGTTTCGATGAACTCATCCCCTGAAAATGAGATCAAACTGACGACTACCTTCGCCGGGGAAGAGCAACATTCTGCTAACACATTTACACCAATAGATGATGATACATTTGATCAGCAATACGTGTCAGATTATGATATTGATAAATTTTTATCTCGGCCGGTTTTAATCAGTACCTACACGATGACGCAGGGTTCTCCAGGCTCTACGTCATTTAGACCGTGGGCGTTATATTTTAATACAGTGCAAATTCGGAGGAAACTGGATAATTATTTCCTTCTGAATTGTAATTTGAAGCTTAAATTTGTTATAAACGCCACCCCCTTTTTGTATGGGGCTGCACTGGTATCATATGAACCACTTACTGCTTTTTCGCCAGATAACGTTGGTGCTGGCGTTAATGCTAATGCAGCAGTCTTGCGTTCGCAGAGACCTCACTTGTGGTTATATCCTCAGACAAATCAAGGTGGTGAAATGGTTTTGCCTTTTTATTACTATCAAGAGTGGCTTAATGTCACTTCTTTGTCTGAGTTGCAGAATTTTGGTGAGGTTGTCATAGAAGATATTGTTGCTCTGAGATCTGCATCGGGGGCAACTTCTCAAACAGCCACTATACAAGTTTATGCTTGGGCTGAGAATGTAAGATTAGCAGGTCCAACATATGCGCTCGCATTGCAAAATGATGAGTACAGTATGAATGGCCCTGTTTCTATGACAGCAAGTGCTGTTGCTGCAGCAACTAGCAGATTGGGTAAATTACCAATGATTGGAAAATATTTTAAAGCAACGAGTGTTTTTTCTGAAGGATTAGGAAAAGCTGCGAGTATTCTTGGTTTTACTAATCCTCCAGTCATAGATCCGACTCAACCAATGTATATTCAGACGATGCCTACTTTGGCTTCATCTGAAATATCATATCCTGAACATAAATTAACATATGATCCCAAACAAGAATTAACTATAGACCCTCGAGTTGTAGGTTTAAATGGGATGGATGAAATGGATATATCTAATATTGTTCAGCGTGAATCGTATCTTACACAATTCACTTGGAATCAAGCTGACCCAGTAAATACAAACTTATTCACAAGCCAAGTGGTGCCCTGGATGAGGGCTGTTGATGGTGGTATCCGTTTATCAAATACACCTATGGCACATGTAGCATCCATTTTTGAATATTGGAGAGGTGATATCATTGTTCGATTTCGTTTCATTTGTTCTCAATATCATCGTGGTAGGGTTCGAATAACTTGGGATCCTACTGGTAATGTTGTTGCAAATAGTGACTCTACACCTACTTCCATAACTAATATTGTTGACATAGCAGAAACTACGGATGTTGAAATGAGGATTCCTTATATGCAACCGTTTAGATACTGCCGGGTCACTGAAAATCAAACTACTGTGCCATTTTCAACCAGTGCATTTAATAGAAGTATTGGTTTTGATAACGGTAATATTAATGTGAAAGTTTTTACAGTGCAAACTTCACAAGTAAGTTCAGCACCTGTCATATGTTTAGTGTCTGTTAGAGGTGCCGAGAATTTGGAGTTCGCCAATCCCAGAGGCGTACCACAAAATGTGAAATATTTCACATTACAGAATGATGAATATGCTCTCGAAGCACCAACTCAACTGGGAGTTGATGTACCACAGAATGACACTAATTATGAAATTTATTTTGGGGAAGTAGTTCGGAATATTCGAACTATTTTGCGTCGTCGCAATCTTTGGCGTGCATCGCCAATAGATCGTGATACTGATGCAAATCTTATTGTTTCCCAGTGTGCTTTAAATCGTTTGCCTTGTTTTCCTGGTTACGATCCCAATGGGATTGATTTGGCTAGGAATCAAGCAAACAACGCAAATGTTAGATACAATTGGGTATATAATACACCTTATCATTGGTTTGCAGGCTGTTATTTAGGTTGCCGCGGTGCTGTTAATTATTATTATGATACAGTTCGCGACGACACAAGACTCCAGGTATACCTAACAAATGCGCAACGTTTTCCAAGACCAGTGACAATAGGCGATGCCCAAACTGGGCAAGTGTTCCTTGACGGAGGTTCTACCTTTGATAGGTTAAAGCGCTTTTATGTCACTAATTTACCTAATACCAACCCAGGAATTTGTGAAACTTCTGTCAATACTTCTGAATCGTTAGCGGTACAATTCCCGTACTATTCACGTTTTAGGATGAGACAATGTTCACCTGATGTTGCTGTGCTTGGTAGCTCTTTGGATGATTCTAACATTGATAATACCATTGTCAGTGTTGTTTCTAAGAGGAGCAATATTGCCAATAGATCTTTTAGTTCACACTTGAAGATCTATTTTGGAATAGGAACAGATTTTTCTTTTCTATTCTTCCTCAACGTACCATTACTTTATGTGTACGCTGATCCAGCAGCACCAACCTAGTTGGTTCATATAAAAAATGAGTATCGTTACAGTCGACTCATTTCCACATTGTGGTTTTTAAAGCTCATTACATGGGCGGACTATCTTAAAGAAACTTTTTAGGGTTTTTTCATCACAGGTCCGCCTGTGGTTTTTCCCTAAACAAGAGCAGAAATTGTAATCTTTTAGTTATTCCGTGACGTAGCGCCCAGCCGGCCTCGCGGTCGCCTGGTTCTGGACTTAAGCTAGTTTTTCTAGTGAGCTACGCGGGAGACAACGTCAGG